CTACAGTTAGTATACCTACAAGGATTGAACCTGCTGTACCCATCATAATTTTGTTTGTTGTTGCGCTTGCTCGCAAATTATCTTCACGCAGCTTTGAAAATTCCCTAATAGTATCTTCACGCCCTGTGGCCACTGATTTTTCTATACTATCAAGTCTATTTTCGATATTATTCACTTTTTCTTCTAACACACGATATCTCTCGGCGCACAGGTCAACGTGTGCTTCTAAATTGGTTCGCTCTAATTGAGTAGTTTGGATACTTTGGACTGACATGTTATTTTACTTGCCATTTCTTTAATGTTCTCGTACATTATATTAATAGCAGCTTTCCTATATGTTAATTCATTTGATGTCGTATTAGTTTTAATTTATATAGTTGCCAAAAGTGTGTTTGCCTAATTTTGTGTAATAGTATTTAGTAGTTACTCACTAAACGTAAAGTATATGTTTAACAGTTTGGGGTCAATTGTTTCAAATGTACTAGATGAAAAATTAACAGTTTCCCCCAAGTAAGGAGTAAAAGCAACACCATCAAAATCTTGGATTAGAAAATGTACTGGATTGGTGTTTAAGTTAAACACTCCACTATGCTCTACTGCAAACTTAAATTTCCACACACTATGTAGTCCGGTAAACTGCTTTCCGAAGCGGTATTCAGCTAGATCTTGTGCTTCAAACTTAGTCACAGCAAAGGATACAGGCTGGCTTCGTATGCCAGCTAGCTGTATAATAGTATTCGTATTTTGGGTTTGGTTATACGCTATAGTATTTTTAGATCGATGATTTATATTACTCGTGTATGTAATGTCTACTAGCGTATAGGCTGTGTAATTTTCTGGCAAGTGTCACCTTAGTTCCAGAGGCTTTTGCCAAAAGCTCGTCCAGCTACAAACCCACCAGTAAATGCCGCAGCACCCACTGCCGCTTTCGCTGCTATTCGTTTGGCAACTGTTGTCTTCTCTGCGTTGTCGATATTTTGTAATACCATTCCACCACCTTTTGCGTATGCTCTAAATGGTTCATACAATTCACTACGTATAGCATGAGTACGGTAATAGTGCAGCATTTTTGTTGCGACAAGACCACGTTGACTTGAGTTTAATTTTGCCCAATCAGCGGCTAAACGTCTCATACTTTTGTATTGGCTTTCATTGATAGCAAGACCACGTTCTAATCTCATTAGGAAGCTACCAGAATCAGCGGCTGGTTTACCAGCGGCCATCTGGCGCAAATACTGTTTAAGTTGCATATCTGGTACTCTGTTTCCCACTGCTGGGTCAGACATAATTTTATGTAACGCTTGATATAAATCTGATCCACCTTGTCTATACTGCTTAAAGTTTGCTCCATTTGCCAGTGTGCGGGTTGCGTACTGCTGGGCAATTGGTGCTGTTTTAGGATCACTAGCAAGTATATGTAATGTCACGATAGTATTAAAGGCAAAGTCCATAACACCACGCATATCTGCGGCGTCTAATTGTTGACGTGTTCTGTAAAGTCTACTTTCATTGAGGCTTCCAATAAATCCGTACTGGGACTGTGGGGTGGATTCACTCATAGTGTGTCCGCCTTCAATTTCTGACCATTGCTTTGCTGTGTATTGTTTTTCCATACTATTATTTATAATCCTTACAGATTTGGTGTCCAACGATGGCGTGGTACTAGTTTAATCTTGTCTCTGCCTACCACATAGCCTTCACCGCCAGGTTGTCCTTTTGTGTTTGCTGTTACGTCTGCTTGTGCGCTGTCTAGTTGGTCAATTAAGTTGTTTTTAATAGTCATAATCTGTACCACTAATCCAAGGATTGCTGACAATCCTTTGTCGTCGCCAGCCATTAGCTTTGCTTGTTGTCCTTGACTTACTTTACTTGTTTTAAGCCAGTCGTAAAAGCCAGTTTGTAACTGGTTTAGTTTACCTTGTTTAACCATTTGGTTTACATAAGTGTAAATAATGCCGCCCTTGTTGCTTAACCCTTGTTCAGGTGTTAGCCATCCATCAATTAGTTGTGCGTTTGACTTAGCATTAGCCATAATTTCTTGTACTTGGCTGGTGTCTACTTTAGCTTGATGCGGAACATATGTTTGTCCAAGCACCACTACGTCATTAGTATTTAAACGGTTTGTGTCTTTAATACTAGTTCCAGATTTACTGCCAAAGTCATCATAGTAACTGTGTGCTGCTATGCCAATTTGACTAGCGCCAATACGTCTGCCAAGGTCACTTGAACTCACAACACTGTACATTACACTGTTTGGTTCAAAATGATATGCGCCGTCTTTCTCAGCAAATGGTTTACTTGGAGAATACAATAAGTCACCATATACATAACCACGTAAGTCATCTGGTGTGTTACGTTCCATTAATGAAAACACGTCACCCATGTTGTTAGCGAACTCTGTTCTCCAGTCTTCGCCTTTGCCAGTACTCATAACAAATGATTTTAGATCGTCACTGCTAGTACTTTTGTTTTTGCCCCAGCCGTTTTTGCCAGTTAACACAAATGTACCGTCTGGCTCTCTGCCCCAATAAATTGTTGGATTTCCGTCCCACTTAATAGCTACATCGTTTGAATCTTGTCCGAGCCGTTGTAATATAGTCGCTGCTCGCAATGCGCCGGCGCTGCCTTCAGCAAACACAAGGTCTTCGAGGTGTTGGTATTCACGCCCTACCTTGGCTGCTTCTGTAAGTATCTCATGGGCTCTCATTAGCTTTTTTCTTTCCAGTTGGGATCATTTGCACGAATGTTTGCTAGTAGCTCTTCGCCTTCTTTACCCAATGCTTTTACGATAGATTCAACACTGCCCATATCTTCTTTGCGGGCATTAGGGCCTAATAATAGTTTTGCAATTTCATTAATGTCACTTGTAATAAATCCATCTGGATCTTTCTTACCATTAGGTAAACGTTTAAACAACCCAACATAGTTACTCCACAGCATAGCTTTTTCTCTAGCAATAATACTAAGCATCTGATGCTTGTTAACACCTTTAAAAGGTGAGCCTTGTGGAATGGCATGTGTGTGGAATTGTGCCGCATTAGCTGCATTTGGTACAACCATAATATCAACTTGGTGTGAATGGTCTCCCATTGGGACTTTAACGTGTACACTAGTGCCACTTTGTCCTGTTTCAAATCCTGCTAAGTCAAAAGTTTGTCTTAGTTTTTTTCTAATAACAGCATCTTTTTCATCTGGCATGTTGTATTCACTGCGGAGTTGATCCACGTCTACAATCATATCCAAGTCGCCACTAATTTTACCAGGTGTTGGTGTAGCACCTGACCCAATGGGAATAGCAGTTGCATTAACTTTTTGTAATACACCATTAATAGATTTCATAATTGCTGGAATCATTTCATGATCAAAGTCAGATGTACCATCAAAGATGTTACCACCCTCATGAAGGCTATGCGAGTCTTCTCTGCGTAGTCGTTTAATACGACTGCCACGTCTAATTTTGCGCTTACTACTACCGCCTAGTATGTCTTGGATCTTCAATTTTTGATACTCCTCTGGCAAACTTACGAGGATCTTTAGTTTTGATACTGTTAATGAGACGCTTGTTTAAGTCTGCCGCTGTTTGGGCATCAAATGTCTCAGTAATCAGTTCCATTAAATTTATCGCAGTTACAATTACTTGTTCAGCATTTGACTCCACAATTTGCTTCTTGTCTTGTTTAGGAGACATAGCATTAATTTCTTCTAAAATTGATCTAGTTTGTCTTTTCATGTTACTACTATTTATAAATATCGGTGTTAAAACATTGGCGGATAGAACTTATGGCAACTTTGCACTTCCTGATCATGAACTTAGGATCCATAGCATATAAGAATATTACCAACTATGGGATGCGGGCGACTTCCAGGCTTACTAACTCCTGCCCGTTGTTCGTACATCATACTTTAGATACAGATAAGGTCAACGGCGCTGATGTTTTAACACTTAACTTACTCCCTACGTTTTAATAAGTTTTTTAGCCTGTCGGCATTATCAACTGCTGTGGTTGCTGGCTGTACTGATTCTTGCCCTGCGGGACTAACAGTAGCCTTGTTTTTTAAATTCTGATAAATGCTTGCTACTTGTCCATCTTCACCTTGTTCATCCTCATCTAAATCTGTAATTCTAAGTGTATTCATATCATAGCCCAAGTCTAGCTTGGATCCAACACCACTACTACTACGTGTTTTCATAAACTGGATCTGTACCCTGCCACGCTCACGCATTGCTCTTGAGCTAAAGATACCAATTAAGTTGTCTGCTGTGTTAATCTTACTAATACCACCAGCAATGTGACTGTGGTCAAACTCTACTTCATCAACAGCACCACGGTTAAGTTGCGAGGCTGTAACAAACAATATGTTAAGCTCAATAGCTAAGTTACGTAGTTCTTCACTTACATACTTGTCTTTAATAAACTGATCACTTGGATTAACTTTAACGCTAACAGGCATCATAAGATCCAAATAGTCTACAAATAATCCATCAATTTTAATTTCGTTTTGTATCTGGAATTCTTTGATATATGCTTTAACATCGTTAACTGTAGCACCGTTAGGCATTTGAATTACTTGTAATACACCAGCTTTTTTACTTGCCATACGTACTTTAAGTGCTGTGTCATCAGCGTTCCGCATTACGTCTTTAGTACTCTGGTTTGTAACCATAGCATCAATACGCATACTACATAGTTCTTCACTAAGCTCTAAACTTACATATACTACATTCTTGCCAGCCAAACTCCAGTTGAGTGCCATGTTCTGCATAAACAAACTTTTACCACTACCGGATCCACCAGCAAAGATGTTAAGTTCGCCTGGATTAAATCCACCATATAGTATCTTGTCAAGGCTTTCCCACCCTGTACTGTTTTGTCCACGGTTGTCTTTGATGCTTTGAATACGTCCTGCTGGATCGGCCCAGTAGTTAAGCCCAAGGTCTTTAGCAAGCCCAATGCCAACTGCGTCTTTAATAAGTTGCTCAACACTTCC